GCGGCCGAAGCCACCCTTTAAATGTTTGTTTACAACGCTTATGCGCCTGGTGAACCAAACATACCACGCCAGTCAGAAAAGCCGAAGCTGTATCTTTCCCTAGCTTTGTATTTAACGTTACCAGTTTCAAAGTCACCTTCCATAGAAGTAGCCACAGGTGCTCTTTGAAAGTGTTTCATTCCATTAGGCACATCCGTCTTAATGAAGAATGCGTCTGTGTCAGTTAAGTAGTTATTCACTACATAACCTTCAGGAATCATACCCATGTTTCTGATTGCGTTGATGTCGTTGTCAGAAGTCGCTGTTCTTCCAGCAGAGTTCATCAGTCTGTCAGCTGTAAATTGTAATGCTGATGGAATGATTAACTTCCTTGCTTTTGCAGCAACTTTTAGACCTCTGTCATCAGCAAAAGCAGCAATATCAATCATCGCTTGCTCTAATGATGTCTCGTTAAGGTCTGCAGCTGTCGTCAACTCGTTCTTTTGGTTTCCACTAGTAGTTGGGTGGTCAGTAGCAAAAAGCTCTTTACCATCGCCGCCTGTGAAGCTCGAATCAAATCCGTTGTTTAAAACGTTTGCTGCTTTCACTTGTTTAGTGTGTGCCATAGAACGCGCTAAAGCTTTAGTGTAACGAGTGCTGATTTTGTCATAAAGGTTATCCTCTACAGCTTCCTCAGTAATCGAAAACGCTAAGGCTACAGTTTCATGAGAGTAACGTGCTGTGAATGACTCAGTCGCATTGTCAAAGTTAACTGAAGTTCCTTCAGGCTTAACTGCCGCTGCGCCAAAACCTGATAGCATTACTTCTTCTTCAAAAGCTCTATCAGAGTTTTCTGTGTCAAAAATCTCAGCGTGTTGGTTCTCGTACGTTGCGTACTCCAGTCCGAATAATGCATTCAAACCAGGCTCTAGCTCTTTTGCTAGTTGTGATCTATTTATTGACATAATTCAGTCCTCCTTATACGCCAGTTGTGAGTTTATACACGTGCTCACCAGTGTTAAACACTACATAAGCATTTGCATTCGCAGAACTCGTATCACTGTTTTCAGGATCTTTAGAGATTCCAATTTGTTTGAAACCACCTGATGTACCAGAAGTATCAGTATCAATCTCTGACGTTGATCTTCCAGTCGTAGTGCTTCCACCAGTACCTGTAAAATCAAAGGCTGAATGATTCATAGCTGCTGTTCCAGTGCCATCATGTTGTGCTTCAAACACAATGTGCGGGTCTGCATATACGTAAGCAACAATATCAGAAGCGTTAGTGCTTGCTGGATAGTATGCAGCATACGTTGGTTTACTTGTTGTGGGATCAGTATAAAAACATCCACCGAAAACACCTAGTTGTTGAGTGTCACCAGCGGCCGCATCCTCTATACCTCCACCCGCTACTGCTTCTACAACTTGTCCGCTGTAAATAGCCGTACCGTAGTTAGCAGCGATCGCATACTCTTCAGAAGTAATATCGCCACCAGTAAGATGCCTTGTAGGTCTAAACCCAAAGGCTGCGTCTTTATTTGCCATAATTATAGTCCTCCTTAGACTAATAAATTATTAGTTACTAATCCAAAAATTTTAGCGAATGTATTAGGTGTGAAATCTAATCTGATTTCTTGGCACCGCCAAAAGTTACTCTAGATTGCCTATTTGGATTATCTATAGGCATACTTGGGTGCTGCTCCCTTAGAAGGTTGTTATCAACAGCTTCCTGTTGATCTCTCGTTTGTTGAGCAAAATACGCTTTTCTTTCCTCAACAATTTCTTCAGGTATCTTGGCTAGCAGTAATCCACCTACAGTGACCACGCCTTTCATTGCTCCATCTTCTACAGTAGGGGCTTCGAAGTCTCCAAGTTCTTCCAGTCTAACTGGTTCGTATCCCTCTCTCATTCGAGCAGACACGTTCTTTTTGTCTTCTGATCCCATAATCTCTGCACGGATCCAACGATATTTAAAGCCCGCTGGGGCTTGTGGCGCATCTAACCGAGATGGTGGTCGCCATGGCTGCCTTCTGGCAGTTTTTTCTCTGGTTTGAGATGAGCGTGAGGTTCTTGTTTTCTTGTCCATATTGCTACTCCTTCACGTATTTAGCATATTCTTCTAAAGGCACACCGAGTTTTTTAGCGATTGCGACTTGTGATGGTGTGAGTCTCACAGTTCGTTTTCCTTGTTTTGAAACTGACTTTACCGCAGGAGCGACCGTTTGGTCAACCTTTTTCTTTGGTTTTGCTGTTTCAAACTTGTTTGGAAATTGTTCTCTAATCCTTCGATCAACTTCTCCGTAGTATTCGTCTGATCGTGGATCGTATCCCTCTTCTTCAACAAGGCGTCTATGTATAGCAAAAGCTGTATATGTCATAGCTTCGTCTTGTCCAAACCACTCGTTTTTCTCTGCCCACGCCGTAGCCTTGGGGTCTGGTGGCGGGGCAGATGGGGGTTGTGATGAGGGTATAGGTTGTTGAGGTATCTCTTTTGTTTCTGCAAATGTTTTTGCTTGTGCTTCTAGAGATTCTCTTTGTATCTTTGCGCGCTCTGCGTTTAGTGCAGCTTTTGCCATAGCACTTTGTGCTTCAGCCTGCACATCCACATTGCCTTCTTCAATTGCTTTTTTTAATTTTACTTTAGCCTCTTCTATCTGAGCTAATGACTCAGATTCAAGACTTGAAACATAATTTTGATTTGTTTCAGAATATTTTTTTTCAAGTTCTTCTGATTTAGTTTTTAAACCGTTTGCATAGTTTAAGGCAGCTTCTTCTCTTCGTTCTGCTTCTCTAAGCTTGCCAACAAGTTTTGATATTCTTTTTTGGACTTTGTCGCTGTACTCTTTGTGTTCGTCGTCCGTTGACTCTTGTTCGTCATCTTGAACATCTTCGCTGAGAGATTGTTCCTCAGATGTGTCATCGGCGACATTGTCGTCCTGAACAACTGTTTCATTTGCTTCTTCTTTCTCTGCTACTTTTACTTTGGGTTCATCTAATTCAACATCAACGGAGTCTCCGCTGGTGTCAATAGGTACGAGTTTGTCGTCCTGTATTTGTTCTTTTTGTGCCTCGGGCATGGTTCTTGATCTCCATGGTTATTTAATTGCAAGACCGACTACATGTGTAAAATGTCTGTCGGATCCTGTAATATAGCAAGAATTTCATCATCATTCAAGAGTCTTAATTCACCGCCATCAATTTTTAATCTTGACCCAGCGTAACGTGCAAAGATAACCCAATCACCTTTCTTACACCATGGACCCTCTGGAAACTTATTAACATCGGCGTACGCATCAGGGCCTGTGGATAACACATAACCGCAAACGGTTGCCAGTTGCTCTCTTTCACGAGTCTGATCAGCTAAAATAATGCCCCCTTTACTACGTTCTGCGCCCATATATGGCAAAATAAGTATGCGCCAACCGGTCGGTTTGGGTAGTTTTTCTACCACAGATTGGTCAATATTGTCTGGATCAAGGCTTTTTGACTGCCTTTTTCCATAAATATCTTCAACTTCTTGTTGTTTTTTCTCTATTTCAGCTGCAGTTTTGCCTTTTTCTGCAATTTTTGCTTTTTCTTTGCGTCTAGCCTTAGCCATGTGCTCTGGAAGTATTAAATCACTCACTTTTTTCTCCTTTATCTAAAATTTCTTTGATTTCTGCCTCTATTTCTTCTAACGCTCGGTAATGACCAAGCATAAAATGATAATCATGTTTCTCCGTGGTGCTGCCTTGCATCACATATTCGGTGGTTTTTTCTTTTTTGTCGCGAACAAGACGTAAAATCTTATCGCCTAACCAAAGTCCGTCCATTTTTTGCTCTTACCTTTCTTTTTTTCTTACGTTTATAGCTAGGTTTGCCGCCTCTTGCTATGCCCACTGTCTTTCCACCCTTAACTCCTACTAAAGAAAACACCATTTTAGTCGTCTACTATTGGAGTTAACGTGCCATATAACTTTATTTTTTTAACCCCTTTTTCTTTAATAATATCATAACCAAGACTGTGTCGGCTACCTTGTTTAAAGCCGCCTCTTCTTAGAGCCTCCATCATTTTTTTTGAATATAGAACTTTTCTTGGCATTATTTCCGACGTTTTTGTTTCATTAATTGCAGAAGTCTTTTTCTCTGTTCAGGCGTCAACTCTTTTATAGACCTTGGTAATCTTGGTGATGGGTTTTTCCTAGGACGTGGCGGTAAAATCATTCTATCTCTGTCTGGTCTAGGTTTAGGTTGAAATCGTCCACCTGGATTACCACGTTCTCCTGGTCTAGGTTTAGGTTGAAATCGTCCACCTGGATTAGGTCGTTTAGGTGGTCTAGGTAAAGGTTTAGGTCGTCTGTCGCCTGGTTTAATAGGTCGTTTAGGTGGTCGTCGACCAGGTTTAGGTCGTCTGTCACCTGGTTTAGGACGTCTAGGTGGCATACGTTTAGGAGGTCGTCTGTCACCTGGTTTAGGTCGTCTAGGTGGTCTAACTTTTCCACCTTTGGCTTTTAAATCTCTCATAGCTTCGTTCATTATAAAATCCCTAACATTATCGTCGTATTTTTTTATTAAACGATTAGCCTCTGCGTCACTAAATTTTCCTGTTTTAAGTTTATCTACTTCTTTTTTTAACTCCTTCGGAGATATTCTTTTTTTAGGTTTGACCTTTGGCTTAGCCTTTGGCTTAGCTTTTTTAAGAATTTTTGAAATCACCATGTTACATCTCCGATCTAATTTGTTTGAACTTGTCTAATATACCACCGATGCCAGAGTTTGCAACATTCATTATGACTGTTGGAGATTGACTCATCATCATTCCTGACATGGGCATCATGCCTCCATGTCCCATTTGAACTCTTCCCCCTTGATTAAAGCGGCTTGCTAAAGCATCAAGACCATAAACATCTGGCTGTTGTGCTTGAATGGCTTGAGCTTCTGCGACTTGTGTTTTAGGTGCAAACTTACCAACGATTCCAGTTGCCAGTCTTTTAGCAAGATTAAACGGAGTTGGTATCTCACTAAAAGTTTTTCTTGCTTTTGCTAAATCATCTTTAAATTGTTGGTTTGTAAATTGATAACGAGCAGATTCAATTGGTCCCATTCCTATGGTTGGGTTTTTTTGAAACTGTTGATTTAAAATACCTAGCCTATCAAGTTCAGTGTTTGATATTTTATTTTTCTTTGCTTTGTCTAACAACGACTGTCGCTCTTCAACTAAATTTGGGTTCTTTCTTTTAAAATCAGTAAGGGCTTTTTGTTTATTAAATCGATCGACTTGTTTTTTACTTCTAACAATGTTTCCAAACTTATCTTTTAAAAATCCTTTTTTAGTTTGAAACGCTGTTTTTTTATCAAAACGAATTTTGTCTAAAGCTTTTAGTTCTCTTGATCTGTCCTTTTTTGTTGAAGATGTTTTAGCATCACTTGTAGTAGATCTAGATCTAGATCTAGATGTTTCGCCTTTAACTGATGCACCTCTAGCTGATCTGTTTCCTTTAAAACCACTTGGAGTAGATGTAGATGTAGATCTAGATCTTGCGCCTTTAACCGAACCCATTCGTCCTGATCTTCTTCCTCTAAAACCACCTTTTTTAAATGCTTCTCTATTTTCTACTGACATTAGATTCCTTTGTTAAATGTGTCTTGTATATTTTTAGTTATCTTTTCTGCTTTGTCTAAAACTTTTTGTTGAGACTCTCGTTCTAATTTTTCTATGGCAATCGCAGATCTAATAGCGACAGCGTCCTTTTGTTGTTTTATTTTTGCTGCGTCTGTCTTTTCTTTGTTTTCCATTTTTTCTTTTTCAACAGAAAGTTTAGCTTGCGCTTCTTTTAAATCTTGCTGTGTTTCTTGAGCTTTGATCTGCAGTTCTTGTTCTTTTAATTTAACTAACGGATCATCTTGTGTTGCGGAAGACAGGTCGTCTATGTCTTCCATAAATTCTGTAATTAGTTCTGCCTGTCTTTGTGCCACTCTCGTTTGCATATCTAACATCATTTGTTGCATAGCTTGCTGTTGTTGTGGAGACATTGGTTGCCCTTGTTGTGCCATTTGCATTTGTTGCATTTGAGGTGCCATTTGTTTTTGCACTTCCTCTTGAGCTTTTAAAGATATGTGTTGCATGATGTGTGCTTGTGTGTTCGCAAATGCTTGTGGGTTAGACTTTACGACCAAGCTTCCAAGCAAAGCAATGTGAGACACAATATGCGCATCGTGATCTTGGCCAGGAAATGCTTGTGCTGTCATACCAGCTGTCAACTCTGCATTTTCTAGTGCAGGATCTTTTGGTTGTGGCTGTGGTGGTGGAGGCATTAGAGCTTCTATGTTTTGAACCCCCATAGCCTCATACATTCTACGATACGCTTCGTACACATTGTGCATTTGTGGTGCCGCTTGTGCTAGTTGTAATTGTTGTTGTGCCAATGTCACACGTTGTGTTACTGAAAAAATGTTTGGATCAGAAACAGGTATTACATCAACACGAGCATCAAAGTCTTGTGCCTTGATTGCTTGATTACCACCCACGACTTGATACGGATAAACAGGGGGCAATGTGTCTGCAAAAAGTTTTGCAAGCAATTTAAATTCTTTGCCTTGTGCCGCGTGCATTCTTTTGTGAATAGCCGACATTACCTTCATGCCACGCTCAAGCAAGGCCATTGTTGTGCCTACGGGATTAACTTCGTTGCCCTCACCAAGTTTCATATCAGCCACAGCTGCAAAAGATTTGCCACTTTCTATGACAAAACCTAGTAATTGAAAAAGTGTGCCCGATGGTTCTTTGTACGGTAGTGGAACTAAAGAGCTACTAATCTCTCCAGCAGGAGCATCTACATCTCTAAACTCTCCAGGGACTAGTGGCTGATCGTCATCCCGTATGCGTAACCCACGTGCCTTAAATCCAGATGGTAAGTTGGCGAGTGTACCAGCATCGATGAGTTGACGTAGTATGGAGGTTGCAGACTTTGATAAACCACCCAACATGTGAATAAGACCAAAGCCATAGAAGCCAAGGCCGGGAAGAAACTTATAATGTACGAAGTATTGTTTTTTAATTTTAAGTGGATCTTGTTCTTCATAGTTTCTTCTAATAGATAAAATTTTTGAGGAGTTCTCATCTATACTTACGATGTAAGGTAAACTTATTCCAGAACTTTCGCCTGCCTCGTTGGCATCTTCGTATCCCGGCAAGTCAAGGTCAACGTGCATTTCTAAAATTGTGTGAATGTTATCCTTTGTGTAAATTCTTTTTGCCCCGTCTAACTCATCAATCTTGTCTTGCACTTCGTCGCTTTCGTTGTCGTAAACTTCAGCCAACTCCATGTCTCGATAAAAACCAGACGCTTGATATTTTCTAACATCGTTTGCTGGCATTTTTATAACGTGAGTGATTCGCATACACGTTGTCAGATCTGTAGAGTCATAAGGCACGACGAGGTCTTCTGACGAAACAAACTTAGAAACAGGTCTGCCTAGTTTGTCGTCAAAATAAATTTTACGAAACGCCGAGCCGGAAAGGGGGAGATGAAAAAGCATCTGATCCAGCTCGGGTTCGTACTCCTCCATAACGTGAGTAAGTTGATAATTCATAAACTGTTTAACTCTTTTTGACTGTGCCTCTGTTTGAGGATTAGGCGCACCCATAATTTGTGTTTTTACAGGGCCACCTGCAGGGAATAATTCTTTGTACGATTGCGCTTGAAACTGTGTGACTGATTCTGCAAGAAGAGGATGTGACACACCAGAAGCGCCGGGAAAAGGTTCTGTTCTGTCCTCTGATTTAAGCCCCATCAAACTAAGACCTTCAGCATAAGTTGAAGACCAATCTGATCGCGCCTCTTTATCTCCTTCGTATGCTTCCAATAACTCATCGGTGATCATCGCCAACTCACCATCTGACATGGTTTCAGCTAAATTAGCAAAATGACCTTGTGGCGCTTGCATCTGTGCACCAAATGATATGGTGGCACCGCCATCTTCATCTAGTTGTGTGTCGCCTTCAATTAATTCTATCTGTTCTGGTGAAAAGTTTTCTGCCTCCAAATCAAACTTCATTTGCTCTGTTAGTGGCATGTCTTTTTCTACTGGCATAATTATCCTCTTAATTATTAAAAACTTTCATATTATCAAACTTTCCCTCCCTAAACGGATTTAAAGCGTTCAGTATTCCAGACTGAATTGCATCAGAACGTCTTGATATTCTATCCCCTAAAGGCATATTTTCTTTATACTCTTGAAAGAAAGGAGTGTCACCATAATATTCCTCTAGCTCTTCCATGGTAAAGACTGAAGGATCAGCAGGTCCTTTTTCAGGTATAATAGTATAATCAGCAATTAACTCTGTGACATATCTGTCTGGACTCATACCAAATTCTTTGGCGTATTCTATATAGTCTGGATCAGTAACAAGTTCCTCGTAGCTATATCCACCTAGTTCAGGAATGGGCTCATCAAACTCAACACCAATATCGTCAAGTGTGAGCCGTTCATCAGCATACTTTCCATATACAGGGTCAAATGGTCCCCCTGTTTCACTTGCCATTATTTCATACATCAAAGCTGGAGTACCGAGCCCTAAGCTAAGAGCTTTGCCACCAACACGAGATGCAACGCCTGGCAGAGCTCTAGCAGCGTTAATGCCCATAATACCCATTCTACTGGTAGGTTTTGGTGTTGGTTTTGTAGCTGTCATATATTTAATTTTTAAATATCTCCCATAGTTTTATTGCAGAATCCTTATAATACTGTTCTGAAGGCATGCCGTCCACCTTTTTTCCTGACTGGCTATCTACAAAAGACCAAGGGTCGTTCTCTGTTAAAATATATTCATGATTTATGGTAAGCTCATCCCCTTTTTTAATATGTTTTCTAGCAAAACATATTCCTAAATAATACAACATGGAGGGGTCAAATGAGTGGTTTATATAGCCGTCCTCTCTTACTTCATAGCCGTAAACAAATAAGTCGTCCAGCCAACGACAACAGGTCATTTGAAAAACGCGATCGTGTGCTTTTAAAATACGGTTTTCAAGATACTCTTTTAAATTTTTTGTCCCATGATCAACGTCTGGGCACCACAAAGCTATCACACTACCCTTCGGTATGTCTTCTCCAGCAAACAACCCATACCCTTCAATATCAGACTTTTTGATGTCTGTTTTGAATCTCATCATTTATTTTCTTTCTCATCATTTCTATGTGCGGCTCCCAGTCTTTTTGAGATCCTGTCAAGTAGTCACCAAACTCAATACCTTGAACCCAAATTCTATTGCCAGTAGTTTCAAAACAATACACAGGTTCGATTCTATCTGTAATAACTCCGTGTTGACTGTGTTGAACTTCAACCATTTGATTATCTTCTAATACGAGGTGTGTTCCAGAAACATACACTCCTCGGTAATTGTATATCTGTGTAGGTTCAAATTCTAACTTAGCGATCACTCGGCCGCCTTTCGTTTCATCGCCAACACGGACGTTTGTGATTTCTGTTGATGAGCCGTCTGCCATGTCAATTGGTGTGCCTTCAATAAAGCATCCACCACCACCGCCGCCGCCGTGACCTTTATTGTGAACAAGATAACCATCAGCATAATAGGTTCTGTCTCCGTTTAATATAAAATTATAAACTGTGTCTTCAGCGTTGCCATCATGAGCTTCAATATTGTCTACTTTAATTTTATCCTTTCCAGTAATAATCACATCGCCCACACCTAGTTTTTCAACAGGCATATCTGTTTCTTTTGCTGTCTCCTCTGGATCAATGGCTTTCCAACCATCAGGAGTTTTAAACGGATGTTCGGATGTAACGAAAGGATCACCGTTGTTAATTGAATAAAGTTTACGATCACCAAGTTTTGGTTTGTCATAATCAGTGACCATATTTACACCGTTTTCTCCTTGTAGTTTATCCCCTATTGATACTTTTTCTATTTTTTTCAACGTGCCATCTTCCATAGTCACAAGTGTGCCAGCAACAAAACAACTGCCACCCCTTCGTGGTGGTGGTTGCGGTATATATCTTATAATTTCTTTTGGTTTAGCTGCTTTTGCCGCTTCAAGTTCTTCTCTTAGTTTTGCAATAGCGTCTGCTTGTTCTTTAGCTTTCGCCGCTGCGTCTGTTGCTGCAGTGGATGCTGCAGTGGCCGCTGCCTCTCTTTGCTTTTGTGCCTCAGCCATGGCAAGAGTTTTTGCATCAATTTGTCCTTGAAAGGTAGATGAAAGATTTGCTCTTTGTGCCGCAAGTCTATCGTCAAGTTGTTGTTGAGTTAGTGTCCCTGTATCTTTACCAAAAATATCTTGCAACATTGGGAATTTTGTATTGCCCGTATATTGTAGTGCATCTAAATTTCTTCTACCAAAATCAGCGGACGGCCCATATCCATAATTGTATGGGTTAGGAACATTCATTGGGTTGCCTGCTTGTTGTGTCATGGCTCTTAGATCAGGTCTTGGTGGCAATAAACTTTGTAAACCAAGCGCGTCTAAATCTGGAGTGGCACTTGGTGTCTGTCCTGCTTGTAAAGATTGCAATCCAAGAATAGATGCAACAGTTGGCAAACCTCCTGTTTGTAATCCTACACGACCACCGTCTGCCATTTCAATACCAAACTCTTTAAATAAATCTGATCGTATTTGTGTGGCTAAATCATCATCACCCATTTCTAAGGCGTCACGTAGTAGTTGTATAAGCTGTGAGGCTCTGTTGTCAGACATGTTCATCTTGATTTTTTCGCCCCTTTAATTTTACCTTTATTTATCGACGCATAAAAAACTGTTGCGCCTTTTTTCTTTCCGTACTGTTTTGCCATAGCTCTTTTAATCTTTGTGCCTTTTTTTGTTAGGGGCATCGTATCCTCCTAGTTCTCTCCAAAATTCATCAAGGGCATTGTGCTCACAGATACGACACTCACAGTCATTTGTGCGACAAGAGCCACCGTTGCTGCAATGACAATGATGATTGCAGTTACTGCAAGTTTTACTTAATTGGGGCACTTTTGCAAGTGTTAATTAGCGGGCTCTTCCGCCTCGCTTAAAAGTATTTGAACGCATCATGTTGTACCTCATTTGATTTGTGAGTTTAATCATGCGCTCTTCTGCTTTCTTCTTCGCCGCTTTTTTAAGGCCCTGATCCTTTAATTTGGCTGCCGCTTTTTTGTCCGCCATAGCTTTGCGCATGGCGTTTCTGACCTGTGGAGGGACCGATTGTAACACTGCTCTGGCTTTCTTTGCCTCTTGAGCCTGCTTTTTACGTTCCGCAGCCGTTAATTTTTTCTTTGGCTTAGTTTTAGGTTTTTTTGGTTTTGGCTTTGGTTTTTTTGGTTTAAAAATTTTTGTCAATATACCCATACTATTTCCTCCTTGTTCGCCTTGTTTTACGTTTAGTCACCATTATTGGTCTACCCTTTGAGTCAGTAATGATCTTACCTGTCTTTTTGGATCTCACAGGTTTTCGCCCTGATCTGTACATTTCCCTAAATGCTAGACCGCGATCTGGATCAGATGTGCCTCTTTTTCTAGTTGGAGATCTTACATCACGTATCGCTTGTTGTATAGCCAAAGTTTTTTCTCTACCTCTCAAATTAGGGTTCTGTGCAACCTGTGCAATCTTTCTAGTTGCAGGGGGATTATTGGGGTTTGTTTTTGGTCTTCGACCACGAAGTTCTATTGGTTTCGGCTTTGGCTTTGGTTTCGGCTTTGGCTTTGGCTTAGGCTTAGGCTTTGGTTTCGGCTTAGGCTTAGGCTTTGGTTTCGGCTTAGGCTTAGGCTTAGGCTTTTTTATAGGTTTTTTTGGTTTTAGTATTTTTTTAAGAGGCATTATTTATTTGCCTCCTCCCATCTTTCTTTTCTCCATTATTTTTTTAAAAGCCTTTGAGTCTCTACCGGTTTTAATTTTGTTTCCTTTGCTGTCTCTAACAAAACCACTCTTACGTGGATTTTTAAATCTAACAAAATCGCCAGCAGGTGTTGGTTTTCTTTTTTTCTTAGGCCCAGACTGAACAGATTTTGTTCCTAAGTCTGGTTTCTTTTTAGGAACTGTGCCGCCTCTTGGTGATTGACCTTGTCCCATACCAACTGCGCGAGCATCTTTGCCTTGTTTTAATTTTAATCCAACCAACGTTCCTGTGCCAGCAGCGGCTACACCCAGTGCAACCTTTTGTCCTGCAGTTGGACTAGTTTGTCCACCTTTTCTACTTCCACCCTGTGTTTTTTTCTTTTGCTTTGGTTTTGGTTTCGGCTTTGGTTTTGGTTTAGGTTTAGGTTTAGGTTTAGGTTTAGGCTTCGGCCCTTTTCCAATATTGAATATTCTTTTAAACATAATATTCCCTTATTTATTTAATTTTTTGCTTGGTCTGCGACGAAACATGTGTATTCGTTTAAGCCTTCTTGCTTTGTCTTTCCCTGCGCCCGTTATTTTGTCGGTAAGTGTTCTTTTTAATTTTTTAGTCAAAGATTTACCTGTCACGGTTTGTACTTTTCTGCCAG